GGACTCCACAAACGGAGATGAAACTTAATCGCAGAGTTATTATACCTTTTTATTACAAATCATAACTGGTAGGCCATACAGCCAGGGTCATAGATGATGGTGTTAAACCTAAGTATCTGAGCAACCATCCACCACACTTTGTTTTTAATCTGGATATGCAAACACCAGAAAAGAAGTTTGTGGTTGTATGTGAAGGCCCATTTGATGCCATGAGCATAGATGGGGTGGCACTTAACGGATCAGAAATAAATGAAAAACAAATTGCACTAATTAAACAACTCAATCGCAGAGTAATTGTAGTGCCTGATGCTGATATTGCTGGTCGTAAAATGATTAAACAATGTACAGAGTTAGGCTGGGAGGTTAGTTTTCCAGCCTGGCAAGAGACTTGTAAGGACATCAACGCAGCAGTCGTAAAGTATGGAAAGTTATTTACTTTAAAATGTATATTAGAAAGTAGCATCAAGAGCAAACTTAAAATAGAACTAAAACTCAAGGGACTGAGCTAACGAGGCTATATATTAAACATGCAAACAGAACATAACGCAGAAGTACAAAAACTATTTTTAGAAATCATGATGCAAAACCCTGAGAGTTTTCTCAGAGTGCAGAACATCTATAATGCTGAAAATTTTGAAAGAGATTTAAAGCCCGCAGCAAAGTTCATAGCTGAACACACAGAGCAATATAAAACTATGCCTGATGCGAAACAAATCAAAGCCGTTACTGGCATTGATCTACAGTCCATACCAGAGTTAAATGAAGGACACACAGACTGGTTCATGGCTGAATTTGAAAACTTTACTCGTAGACAAGAACTTAGCAGAGCAATCCTAAAGAGTGCTGATTTATTGGAAAAAGGTAACTATGATCCAGTTGAAAAGTTAATCAAGGATGCTGTACAGATTAGTTTAACCAAGGACATGGGCACAGACTATTTTGAAGATCCCAGAGCCAGACTAATGAGACTCAAAGGTAACAACGGACAGATTAGTACTGGTTGGCCTAGCATGGATAAACGATTGTTTGGTGGTATGAACCGTGGAGAGCTTAATATCTTTGCAGGCGGGTCAGGATCAGGTAAGAGTTTGTTTATGCAAAACCTTAGTCTTAACTGGATATTGGCTGGACTCAATGGCATTTACTTAAGTCTGGAACTGAGTGAAGACTTATGTGCTATGCGTATGGATAGTATGTTAACTAGCATACCTAGCAAGGACATATTCCGTGAACTTGATACCGTAGAAATGAAGGTCAAGGTCATAAGCAAAAAAGCTGGTAATCTTTGGATTAAGTATATGCCAGCACAGAGCAATGTAAACCATGTCAGGGCATATATCAAAGAGCTACAAGTACAACATAACGTCAAGCCAGACTTTATTTGTGTGGATTATCTGGATCTGATAATGCCTGTGAGTGCAAAAGTTAGTCCCAATGATTTGTTCGTCAAGGACAAGTATGTGTCAGAAGAACTTCGTAATTTAGCCAAGGAATTAAACATTCTGTTGGTAACAGCTAGTCAGTTGAACCGTAGTGCAGTGGAAGAAGTTGAGTTTGATCATAGCCATATTTCGGGTGGTATTAGTAAAATTAACACAGCAGATAATGTGTTTGGTATTTTTACTTCCAGGGCTATGAAAGAGCGTGGTCGTTATCAGTTACAGTTAATGAAAACTCGTAGTAGTTCGGGTGTTGGTAGTAAAATTGACTTGGAATTTAACTTAGAAAGCCTTAGGATTATTGACACTGAGCAGGAAGGTGATGCTGGGTACAGAGCCCCACAAACACAAAGCTCGGGCATCCTGGATCAGATTAAAAACAAATCCACTGCATTACCAGCACCAGAAGCTGGCAAAATCAATGCAGAAGTTAATAGTTCTAGGCTCAAGGGTATGTTAGCTAATCTAAGACAGGGTAATCAGCCTAACTAAATCTTAACAAAAAGTATTTGGGTTTATATCCAAAAGCTCATAAATAATCAGTTAGGACCCTAAAAAGTGCAAAAAAAGACTAGAAGCTTATTAGCAGAACTTGACCAGCATTATCTGGTCAGAGACAAAGAAAACTTTGTAGAAAGTAAAGCCCTGAACATCATACAGGGCGCTATACATCTTTTAACTTATATCAAAGAAAACTATGATACTGAATCAGCAGCTGAATTAGAGCGTAGACTTCTCAATAGTATCAGGGCACAGGACAGCAGCAAGTTTAGTAGAGGTCTAAAAAAACTGAAAGAATCTGGAAATGAAATTATCTGAAATAAAACTATCACAGCAAGGTGTGTTGGAAGGCTCGCTGAATGAATTTGCACCACCCGGCGATGATGGTAACGATGGCTTCAGTGAAGAAACACTAAAGATGTTAGCTGCACAATGGTGGAATGGTGATCAGGATCCTGGTGTAGAGAAAACATTGATGGCAGCAGGCTGGGAAATAGGTCAGGATGAAGGCTACGATAACGGCGGCGTGTTTGTTGTACAAGCCGGTGACATCAACGGCCATAGTTACCTAAGCTGGCCAGCAGATGAACTACAAGGCTTGGCAGAAGGCTCGCTGAATGAACTTAGTTCTGATCTACTACAAAGAGCTGCTGGTATTGCTAAACAAAAAGCAAGTAAAGCAAATAATCAATGGGACAATCCTTTAATGAAGGATGTGGAAAAACATTATGACACCCTATCACAAAAATTTAGCAACAAGGCAGTAAAAGTAGGACAAAAAGATGCGGTAAAAAAGATAGCATCTCCAGCAGTAATGCGTAAGATGGGCATGGCAGAAAGTGGCCGTGTAGATAGTCCAGTGTCACAGGCAATTATAAACCGTATCTTAAAACAGCGTACAGACCTACTAATGAAATATGGTCCAGAACAAGTTGGCAACGCTATTGATAATGTTGCTGATTGGGTTAATATTGGACCTGATGACGAAATTGGTTTCACCGATGTCAGTGGATGGGTTAATCAAGTAGCTCGTTATTTACAAACACAAGCAGGTGAAGGCCTAGAAGAAGCTGATAATGCAAATTCTGTTTCACGCAGAGACATGATTGCTGTATTACATAAAGCACACGGCTGGGGCACAGCAGAACTAAACTTAGCTTCGGATGATGAATTAGAAGCTGAATACAATAAATTACAAAATTCTTCCACCAAGACTGAAGAAGCATCACCCATGATTAAACCACCTTCAAATAGGTTTGATACTAAAGCTGAAGCGTTTTCTTATGCCAAAGAACATGGTGGTAAGGTATTTAAAAGCACATACACCAATCCTAACACTGGCATACAACAAGTATCATATGTAGTTAAAAACTCTGAAGTGGCTGAAGCTAAAAAAGGCCTGTACTATTATGTTAATAAGCGTAAAAAGGCTGGCATTAGCAGAGACAAAAATGATCCTAGAGCACCTTCAGAACAAGACTGGAAAAATGCAGCAAAAACTGCTAAAAAAGAAAGCACTGAATATACTCGTGATCCAGAGTTAAACAAAGCCAGACAAAAAGCTCAACAGCACTATACCAGCGTATCACCCAAGGATGCTTTTGATAAACTTACTCAACGCAGACTAGATCATGCTGAACACGATGATAAGGCACAGGACAATAAGATAGCTGAACTATCAGCAGCACTTAGTGATATCGAAGCTGAAATGGCTAAAATTAAGGCAGCTAACAATCCACAACCTGTGCCTGAAGCCAAAGCTAAAGTTAAAACCTGGGCTGATGTTTTACAAGAAGCAGAACGGCGTCTTAAAAAAAACAAAATCACTGAGGGTGGTAATCTAGGTAGCCACAAAGATGATGGCACACCCATGCCAGGCTGGAAGGGCGTTGCTGGAAAACACCAGGCACAAACCATAGACCTTAAAGTACATAACAGAGGTTTCATTGTTCCTGTACTTAACAACTTGCTCTTAGCAATTAATAACAGTTTCAGAATAAGCCAGGGCATAGAACTCTGGAGTCCAAAGAATTTAAAAAGTCGCAAGTTTCTAAGCGGATCAAGTTTACATTTTTTCAACACTGACATCAATGATGACGAATTTACAAAATTAAAACCCAAAGTAGGCGACATAGATACTCAGATTAATAAAGAAGCTGAACCACAGATCGCAGCCTGGTTAAATGACTCAATTGGTAAAGTAATTGGCAACGGTAAGTTAATTGGCTACAGCAAGGGTAATGAGCAATTTAGTAGTATGTGGGAACTCACAGATCCTCCTATGAAAGTACAAATCGACTTAGAGTTTGTGGATTACACAGACAAGGGTGAACCCACAGACTGGGCAGGATTTAGTCATAGCAGTAGCTGGGAAGATCTAAATCAGGGCATCAAAGGTGTTTTTCATAAGTTCATTATACAAGCTCTGGCTAAACTTACTACTCAGGAATTTTTACAAAGAAAACTAGTAGGCAGAGGCAAAGCTCGTGCTGAGCAAGATGTTCCTACCACAGATAGTATGTTAAGTTTTGCTGTGAGCAGTAAAGAAGGTGGTGGATTACGTCCTAAATATGAGCCTGTTTTAGATGCTAAAGGACGTCCTGTTGTTGTGGATGGAATGCCTGTGATGCAAGCATTACCAGCAGCAGGTTATGTCAAAGACATAGATCAAATATTCCAGAGTATTTTTGACAAGCGCATAAACAAAGCTACCCTTAAAAAGGTATTACCTAAGACCTGGAGTTTTGTGGGCATTTTAGAAATTATGAACCTAGTCTTAAACAAAGAAGAAAAGTATCAAGTATTAAGTGCGTTCATAGAAAAACTATTTGCACCTGGAGCACAAGGTCTGTACAAGGGAGATCCACAGCGAGATCTGTCTGAAAAGAATGCAGCCTTAAACTATGCTCTAAAAGTTTTAAAGGTTGCACCTCCAGAAAATCTAGAACAGATTCGTCAGGACTATGTTCAGAATTACAAGGTAGTTTCAGAAGATACCACAGAAAAAAAAACAGTTGAGGATACAGAGCCTGCTGTAAAATCGCAACTGCGCAAAGGTATGCCCCATCTTAGAGATCTAAAGCCTGCTGATTTTTTGGATCTTATAGATGAATTAAAAACCTCAGGTGGTAGATTTAAGCTGCAAAACATACCTCTGAATGTAAAGGTAGATGGACTGGGTGCAAGATTTGGTAAGAATGCTCAGGGCAAACCTTTCATGGGTACCAGTAGAACTGAACCCAGATATACAGCAAACTTCTTAGACTATCACACAGAAAAAGGTACTACTGATTCAGAGATTTTAAATCGTGCTGCTAACTATGACAAACTATTCAATGAAATGATGGTTGCCATAGAAGTTATAGATCTTAAGTTAGGTGCTGATTTCTTAAAAAACAAGCAAGTAACTTGTGAAGTATTATACTTACCCTTTGCTTCTGAAACTGCGGAAGGTAAATTAAAGTTTGTGGGCATTGAATACGACAAATTACCAGAAGGTGTAGATCTGGTCATAGTTCCTTATCGTATAACTGATGGTACCACTGGGCAAGATATTCCCAATGGTGATGCTGTAGTACAAAAGATTGCCAATCTAGGACAACAAGGCAATACAATGTTCATGAGTAACAGACTAATACAAAAGGGTGCATTAGATGTTACTGAAATTGTAAATTTACTAGACAATCTAGAAGAACTTAAACAGATTGTAAGTAGTACATCTGGTAAGCGTGATCGTGCTAGTCTAGATCTTAGAAAAGAAGTAGAAACTAAACTAAAACCTGTACAACTTGCGCTAGAAAAGGCCATAGATGAAGATCCTAAAATCTTAGGTAAAACTAATCTGGGACTAGACTATGAAGGCATAGTTATTAACAGTCGTCTAGGCCCTATTAAAGTAACTAGTCAACGACAAAAAGATATCAT